TATTCGTAATCAACTAATGTTAGATGTTGGTAAGCCCGATCTTGTTATAGCTTTTCCTACTAAAAACAGTAAAGGAACATGGGATATGGTCAGTAGAGCTAAAAAGAAAGGTATTGAAACGATAATCGTTTCGTAGTACAATGTCCTTTATGAATATATATTATATTAGAGCAGCCATTAGAGAAAAGTGTGGTATAACCCTTAAACTTGAAGAAGTCAGAGACTTGTTGGTTGAAGAGGGTTTCTTATCAATAAGTAAAGCAAAACATATAGTCTTTAGAGGTTACTCTGAATTTTATGACTATTTCTATAAGCAGGACGACAATACAGCCGAAATTAAAAAAGAAAAGCTAACTCCCCCTGATCTAATAGAATATATGGAAGAAGAACACATAGAAGAAGGATTATAATTATTAAGGGGAGTTCAAGTGTGTCTAAAAAGAATAAAACCTATAATAAAGGCGTTCAAGATAGTTTAAGTATATTAGCAACACATATTAATTCAATGGACTATGCTACTGGTTTTGTTGCTTCTAAGTTAGCACAAGATCATAGTGACTTACTAAAATTACTCTACAATCATATTGGTACTGTGTTATTAAAGAAAAAGTAATGATTAGTATATTACTATTTATAGTAATAGTAGCTTTTATAGGATATATAATCTTTAATGGGTAATACAGTAAAAACAATTAATACTCCAATGCAAGATATATTTCTTGATAAATTATTTACTGAAGCTCAAGGCGATATTCGTCAAGCAATGAAATTAGCTGGATATTCAGAAGCTACAGCTACTAAGGCAGTTGTAGAACCTTTAAAAGAGCAAATTATAGATATGGCGCAGTCGTATTTAGCTATGAATGCCGGTAAAGCTGTTGTTAAACTGGTTGCCGTATTAGATAACCCGTTAGCTCCCGGTAATAAATCTATAATGATTGCGGCAAAAGAGGTTCTTGATCGAGTTGGGATAATTAAAAAAGAACCAGATACTATTACTGTACCAAGAGGAGCGATATTCTTCTTACCAAGAAAGGCTAATGAAGTTATCGAAGCTGAATATGAAGTAATTGATCAGTTAGAGGATGACGAATAGGTTAGATTTTACTTGACAACTGCCAGCTGATTGATTATAGTCCAGTTATACTAGTTTTTAGGCATTTTTTAAGTATTTTAAGGTGGTACACAGATGATTTTAGCTTTAGTTCTGTATGTTTGGGCTGTGGCCACTTTTTATCTCACTTTTGAAGTTATTTCATTTGAGTCAGTTTATGATTTAGATTGGAAAGACAAGCTTTTTAATGCTTTTTCTAGTGTTGTTTGGCCTATTTGGATACTTGCCTTTTGTGTTTTACTGGTCTACTTTAAATTCTTTAAGAAATAATGACTAAAACTAATACTAAGCCAGTACGTTTCTATTCAATGCAAAATGTATATTCAGAAGATTTTATTTATGTTTTTGCAATGGCTGTGTATTTAAGACTAATAGAACCATCCGAGTTGACATATTTGCAAAATTCTGGTAAAACAGTAGATCAAATTAAAGATATATTGAAATTGCGTATTACTAAACACAGGAATAATAATGGATATTAAATTACCATAAAGTTTATTGCGGGTTCGCCAAGTGGTAAGGCAGAAGTCTCATTAACTTCTATGCGTCGGTTCGATTCCGACACCTGCTACCAAAAAAAATTGGTCCATGTGAACCTGTAGTGATGATTATAACCTATATAAGAATAATTCCACTCGTGGAGAGTGAGTCCTACAAATCACATATTAATTTATTTTTTGCTATGGCGCTATAAACAGTTACTTCTTACTAATAACTTGGTAATATTGTGCCCGCAAGGCCAATAAACTGTTTTAAATGTTCCTAGCATATCTCTGTGTATAGCTCAATCTGGTAGAGTCCTCGCTTTGGAAGCGATAGATTAAGGTTCAAATCCTTATATACAGACCAATTTAGTCTAGTATCCCTCTACGCTACGAACGTAGATAAAGGTAATGGATGCAAATGTAGGTTCGAATCCTATCTAGACTGCCAACCTGTATTCGTCTAAAGGGAATAGGACTCTTGACTTTCAATCAAGATAATACGGGTTCAAGTCCCGTATACAGGTCCAAATAAAGCTGGTGTAGTTTAAAGGTAAAACCATAGTCTTCCAAACTATATTTGAGGGTTCAATTCCCTCCACCCGCTCCACTTTTTACTTGACATAGCTCTTATACTGTGTCAATATTCAGACTTCAGATGGCGATTGCAATACGGTTACTTCTTCACGTGTTGTTGTTATAATAAGTAAATCCCGTAAGCAAAATGTTCCTCTGATTTGTATCTATGAGTAGTAAGAAAACATACCTTTAATAGTTTACTAACGTAGTTTATTCCGTAAATAAAAAAAGGAAAATAAGTCTCCTTCAAAACTAAAACTGTCTCTTACTACTCTTTTATACAAATCATACAATGGCGTAGAAATTAGTTACTTCTGATTGTACAGAGAGGTCGTTGGTTCAAATCCAACAGGGTCCATGTGGACCTTTAGCTCAGTGGTAGAGCGCTAAAAATACTAAGTTCGTTTGTTCCTTGTATTAAATTATTGTTCCTATTCTATTTTAATACGCACTATCTGAACCTATTATGGCGAAGACAACAGTTACTTCTTTCCGAAAAACACTGTGGTCGCTTTATTCCTAATAGATTTAGATAGTGCGTAATTTGTTTATAAGATATTATTGTCAGAAATTTGTAACATTTTTCGGACATATCGTTTAAGGAGAAAAATAATGGCAAGAACTAATGTTAAACTAAGGCTTCCTATTGTAACTCATGAACATTGTGCTGCTGTACGCATTAATAATGAAAAGGAATTGCGTCGTTCAGTTTTGTCTACCCTTCTATGGGAAGATACTTTCTATGAAGATGGTGTAGATATTGCAAAGCGCATTGTTGATACCGCAGCTAAGGTTAAACCTGAAGTTGTTGCAGGCCTAGCTGTTGAAGCTCGTACTATTGGTTTGCGTCATACTCCCCTATTGCTATTGCTTGATCTTATTAAGCGTGGTGGTGTTGGTGTAGCTAATACGATTTCAAATACAATTAAGCGTCCGGACGAAATTACAGAATTGCTTTCTTTGTATTGGAAGTTTAATCCAAACAAGGATTTGTCAGCCCAACTTAAGAAGGGTGTGGCTAAATCATTTAATAAGTTTAATGAGTACCAACTAGGTAAATATAATCGTGATGGTGCGGTTAAACTTCGTGATGCTTTGTTTCTATCTCATGCTAAGCCAAAGGATAAGGAACAAGAAGTTCTGTTTAATAAACTTGTGACAAATACTCTTGCTATTCCTGATACTTGGGAAACAGAGCTTTCTGCTGGTAAAGATAAGAAAGAAACTTTTGAAAGACTATTAAGTGAGGGTAAGCTTGGTTATCTGGCCTTGCTTCGTAACCTTCGTAATATGGTTGATGCAAAAGTTGACTTGAAGTTGGTAAAGGATGCTATTCTCGCTCGTAAGGGTGCTGATATGGTATTCCCATTCCGTTATGTTGCGGCTGCTAGGCATGCGCCTCTATTGGAACGCGCTATTGATCAGGCCCTTCTGGCGGCTGTAACAAAGGGCATTAAGCTGCCCGGTAAGACTGTTGTATTGGTTGACACTTCTGGTTCAATGTATGGATCAAAGGTATCTGCTAAGTCTGAAATTGATCGCGTAACTGCTGCTGCGACATTGGCAAGTGTTATCAATGGTGATGAAGTTCGAGTTATTGCATTTGGTACAACTACTCAAGAATTGCCTCATAGATTGGGTATGGCTGGTGTAGATAACATTGTTAGAACTAGTCTTGGTGGTACAAATCTTGGTGCTGCTGTTAAAAAAGCTAACGCAATTGGTGGTGATAGACTTATTGTTATTACTGATGAACAAAGTCATGATATTGTTTCTTGTCCAAAATTTAAGAATGCTTATATGATCAATGTAGATTCTTATAGTAATGGTGTTGGTTATGCTAATGGATGGACGCATATTGACGGCTTTAGTGAAGCTGTGCTAAGATATATCTTTGAAATTGAAAAGGAATAATTTAGTAAGGCATTTAGATTAACTATTTGGTAAGTCCCAAAAATGTAATTCATACTGTGCAGAGGAACCGTGTATGATAGCTAATCTTATAGCCCGGCCCATGTAAGTCCTTACTAGATTAGAAAAGAGAAGGTGTTGAACCAAAAGTTAAATGATTGATTGAAATATGGTGAGAATCCAGACTGACAATTATTTAACCAGACAAGTAAACCCTCTCCTTTCTTTTGTTAATGGGTGCGTTACGTTAGACTAAAGCTTAAATAGGTAGTCTTTAAAAGCCTAGCCCATTAACATTTAATTATAATTGGATAGTCAATCCGAAAGCTGGCGACGGAACTTGTCCTGAACACAAGTGAGCCTAATAATGGCCTTGGGAGTTCGACCCTCTCACTATCCGCCAAATTAAAAAGAAAGAAACATGAAGTATAAACGTTTAAAACATATTTGGATCAGTAGCTGAGTGGTTTAGCAATGGCCTCTTAAGCCTTTGACGTGGGTTCAACTCCCACCTGATCCTCCAAAATTGGATAGGTGGCCGAGTGGTCGATGGCAGTGGCCTTTTAACCCACACTGGAAACAGCGCAAGAGTTCGAATCTCTTCCTATCCTCCAAATTTTATAAAGGTAAGATGATGATAAAGCATTTTGTAGAATTTTATAGCCCCGGTACTTTTTTTAGTGAGACGACTAGTAAACCAATTGATAGTTGGGATATAAATACAGCACTAGAAATGGTTAAAGGTATAAAAGAACGCTATAATGCTACGCCATATGGTTTTAAATTTGTTACATATGAACGTAGTGATTCTGATTTAGATAGCAAAGTAAGTAAAAAAAGTAATATGTATTTCCTAGGTGGAACAATTGAAACATTAGCTCAAATTGAGGCTAGACATGATGATGATGATCGTATATTAATTTCGAATATGCACAATAATGGCTATGATAAGGTTCTCGTTAATACTAATTCTTGGAAAATTGTTGTCCCAATAGAAAAAGGGGATATTATATTACAATGGCAACCAATAGAAACGTAACACGATTGGAATGTAGCATAATGGTAATGCACCAAGCTGTTAACTTGCAAGATAGAGGTTCGAGCCCTCTCTTTCCAGCCAAAATTTAGTCCTATTAGCCCAAAGGTAGAGGCAGCAGACTTAAAATCTGTTCAGCATTGGTTCAACCCCAATATAGGACACCAAATTCTGTGTCTGTGGCTTAGTTAGGAATGGCACACTATGCGGCCTTAGAAGCCGTAGCTTTGGAGGTTCAAGTCCTCTCAGACACACCAAATATATTTGCATCTTTAGTCCAATGGTAGAGACGATAGTTTCAAAAGCTATAAAGCATAGGTTCAACCCCTATAAGATGCACCACATAATAGGAGGACAGGGATATGAAGATTAAAGTTTATAATTTATATACTAATAAGTTTAATGAGTGGATTATTCCCTCTAAAGAGGAAGCCTTGGAATATAACAAAATAACGTTTAGTCAACAGTATGACAGAATTGAACGTGAAGTAGTATATGGTGGGCTTCCTTGCGTGTTTAAACGAGTTCAATAAAGGCTTATTCTTCTATAGGTAAGAAACTGGACTGTCTATCCGGTAAAAAGGGTTCGAGTCCCTTATAAGTCGCCAAAAGTAATTATTGTTCGCTAGATAAGGATTAAAGTGATCCGCCATACTGTGAATATGGACAAATACGGGCAGTACGTATATCTAGTTCCAATGTAGTATTAACAAAGTAATAAAACTATAGACTACTTAAGCGTCAAATGGTATGATAATAAATTGTCTGATAGCTCAATGGCAGAGCAATCGCCCGATTAGCGAACGGTTCTAGGTTCAAGTCCTAGTCAGACAACCATTTTAGATATACATGGGTGTAGTTTAAAGGTAAAATATCGGCCTCCAAACCCGTAAGATGTTGGTTCAAATCCAACTACCTGTGCCATTTAAAACATTAAAAAGGAATATAAATGAGTAAATTACTGGCGCTAATTGTTGGCGCTTTATTATTGTTAGTACCGACAAATGTATTTGCGTCACAATTATCAGATATTGCTAGTGCAACATATAAGCTATATGAAAATGGAAATGCTGTTTGCTCTGGACAGTTTGTTATTTCAACTGATAAAGAAGATGTGTTTCTAACTGCTGCACATTGTATTGAAAGTAAAACTTCAGTGTATAGTGTTAGAAAACAAATATTAAACGATCTTCGAGAAGTTGAATACGAAGAAATTATTTATCTTCAATTTGATAAAGTTTTAGCGGAACTTGATGTTGCTACTCTTAAAGTTAAACGCCCTGAATTAGTATCCTTTAATACTGTACAAGTTGCTTCTATTGAAGAAGGTAACAGCCTACTAGTTGGTGATGCTGTTATTGCTGTTGGTTATCCAGTAGGAGAAGATATTACTATTACAGAGGGACTTTATAGCGCGAAGAGAATGACTCCATTATCAAAATGGAAGGGACTGTTTAATCGGGCAACTGCACCAATTGCTGGTGGTTCTTCAGGTGGCGGTTTTTACGCAATGTTTGATGGTCAACTAAAGTTAGTTGGAACTTCTTCGGCTTCACGAACTGAGGTTAGCTTTGTTGCTATTTTTAGTTTAATTGAAAGTGTTCATAAAGTACTAGCTTAAAATAGTTTGGGCTTAGTAATGGGGTTACGGTTTGCTCTTGCACAGCGAATGCGTTGGGTTCGATTCCCAATAGGTCCACCAATTTCTTAAAGTACTTCCTTAGTTTAATGGAAAAACCCCATTCTTACACATTGGAGACATTAGTTCGATTCTATTAGGAAGTACCAGTTTTAAGAAAAGAAGGTTTATGGCTAGAGTTAGAGTTAAAATTAAAGTAATAGAGAAGAATTATTACGCTGAATTAAATAGCCATTGTCCGGCTGAGCAATTAGAGGGTATACTTCTTGAGAGTGAAAAAAATAGAGCTATACACCGTGCCCTTTCACATGTTGAATATGAAGTTTTAAAGTTTGAAGTTTTAGATGATAATGACTAAGTGGCAGAATGTTTATGCAGAGGATTGCAACCCCTTACAAACTGGTTAAATTCCAGTCTTAGTCTCCACAGAAGATTAAATAGCAGGGATGCTATACTGGTTTGCTAAACCAAGTGAACCTTCGCGGGTTTGTGGATCAATACCACAGTCTTCTGCCAAAATTAAAGGATTCCTTTCTGCTCGCTTGTCTGTAAAACAAGTGTCTTTGAAATAAGAGTAGTTGGGCGACGAGAGGTTCAAATCCTTGGGAATCCACCAATTTAAAGGCCGTGGGTGTTGGACACGAGAGAGACTTATAAACTCTTTAGCGCCGGATTAGCGTTCTAGACTTGGTTCGAAACCAAGCACGGCTACCATAATAAAAGGAAAATAGAAATGGATAAATGGTTTATTAGTTTCTTAAAAACTAGTGGTTTGAGTTTAACTTTTATTGTAATGTTGTTTTTTGTTTTACTTATATTAATTAACATAAATAGCGCTGTATCTATTGGTATTGGGCTCCTAGCGGTAGGTGTCTTTGTTGCTCTACTTGTATTAATAGAATACGCAAAGCAATGAAATTTTACCGTTGGTTTATAGAGTTAGAATGGTATTGGAAAATATATTTTAGTGGTGGCATATTATTCTTATTATATTTTTGGATTTTTGAAGTATTAGATATATTATAAAATTGGGGAATCGTCTAACGGTAGGACGAATGACTTTGAATCATTCTATTGAGGTTCGAATCCTTGTTCCCCAACCAAATTTAAAGCCTGATTAGCTTAATAGGAAAAGCACTGGTTTTGTACTCCAGCGAAAAGTGTTCGAATCATTTATCAGGCACCATTTAAAAAAAAAAAGGATTATTAATGCGACAAAAGAAAATAGATGAAATGAAAGCGGATACTACTTCTATAGTAGCATCTAAACCAGTAATAAAAGAAGAAGTTGAAGAACAATATTTAAAAGTACGATATAAGGCTGGGTATTCTAATGGGAAGGATGTAGTCCTTGGATTGGTTGTAAATGTGTTTCCTGAATATTTAAGCAATAAAACCAAAGATTATATACGTGGCTTTAAAGACGCCCTTATTACCTATATTGATGATAAGATAAAGAGTTAGTAACAGTAGTTCTAATGGTAGAACGGTAGATTGAAGCTCTACGCGATGGTGGTTCGAATCCATCCTGTTGCACCAAATAGGTATGGGTTGGGAAGAATACGAAGGAGAATGACGATTAAGATTCCAGATAAAATTAAAATTTTACATAAAGTCTATGATATTGTTGAAAGAACTAGTCTTACTGAACAATACCAAAAAGATAATTACGGGCAGCATGATGGTATTAATTTGCGTATAGAATATATGGCGCATACTCTTGGTTCTGAAACAGTTGATACAATCCTTCACGAATTATTTCATGCAATTTATAAGTTATTTGGGCTTGATACTAAAAGCAGTGAAGAAGAAGTAGTTACGAGAATGGCTACAGGCCTCACTACACTAATGAAGGACAATCCTGAATTTTTTAAGGTTCTATTAAAGAAGATAAACGAATAAATTCTTATAGTATACCCCAGTCTTAATAACCCTCATTCGTAATTGAATGGGGGTTTTTTATTGTAAAGTGGAAATAAATAGTGTATATATAGGGGTATGGCAGATTTCATACCTAAAGATACATGGGAAAAGATTATACGTTATAATTTAACAGTTCGTATTCCTCATGGCTATAAAGTTGATCCTAATGATACCTCTCATTTCATACCGAATTGGGAGGTTATTCCTTACTTAGAACAGGCTATGGATTTATTAGATGATGGGCAATCATTACGAACCGTAGCAGAATGGCTTTCTTCAAAACTGCCGAAATCTATTAGCCATCAAGGTATTAAACTCATTCACCAAAAACATCGTGGTGGTGATAGAAATAATCCTAGAACTAAAGAGTTACGTGCAAGAAAACGCCGAGGTAGAGCGCCTTCAAAGTTAGAAAAAGCAAGGATTGATCTTGAACGTAAGATTAGATCAGCAAAGCGTTCAATTGAAGTTCAGAGTAAAAAACTTGATGGTCTTGAACCAAAAGCAGAACAAGTTAATGCTGATGCAGGAATACAAGTAGATTATGTAGAACCTGATCCTACTGATGGTCGTGAAGTTATTTTTGAACCTAATAAAGGCCCACAGTGCGATTTCCTAGCTGCATGGGAGCAAGAGGTTCTTTATGGTGGTGCTGCTGGTGGAGGTAAGTCTTATGCCATGTTAGCCGACCCAATGCGTTATTTTGATAATCCAGCATTTAATGGTATTCTCTTTAGAAAAACAAACGATGAATTACGTGAACTAATTCAAAAATCACAAATCCTTTACACAAAAGCTTTTCCGGGGGCGAAATGGCAAGAACAAAAATCTAGATGGATATTTCCATCAGGTGCTCAAATGTGGCTTACCTATTTGGATAAGGATATTGACGTAGAGCGCTACCAAGGACAGGCGTTCACATGGGTAGGTTTTGACGAGCTAGGCCACTGGGCAACTCCATATGCATGGAACTACATGCGTTCTCGTCTTCGCTCTACTGATCCAACTATACCGCTTTCTCAACGTGCTACAGCTAACCCCGGTGGTCTAGGTGGTTGGTGGATTAAAAAGATGTTTATTGATCCTGCACCATTTAATTCAACATTTGATGCAACAGATATAGAAACAGGTGAGACGTTAGTATATCCAAAAACTCATGAGAAGGCGGATCAACCTTTATTTCAAAGAAAATTTATTCCTGCTAAGTTAAGTGATAATCCATATCTAGCAGAGGATGGTCGATATGAAGCTTCACTTTTGTCATTACCAGAAGCAACTAGAAACCAATTACTGTATGGAGATTGGACTATTATTGAAGGGGCAGCTTTTTCTGAATTTAAACTTAATATCCATGTTATTAAACCGTTTGTAATTCCTGATAGTTGGAAAAAGTTTAGAAGTTGTGATTATGGTTATAGTTCTTTTGCTGCTGTGCATTGGTTTGCTATTGACCCAGCATATGAAACTCTGATAGTATATAGAGAATTATATGTTAGTAAAAAAACTGGTAAACAATTAGCTAATCTCATATTAGATGCAGAAGCAAATGAAAAAATACAATATGGAATACTTGATAGCTCGGTTTGGCATCAAAGAGGTAATACTGGCCCTTCTGTAGCAGAAGAAATGATTATGGAAGGTTGCAGATGGCGTCCTTCTGATCGTGGGCAAGGTTCAAGAACGGCTGGTAAAAATCGTCTTCATGAATTGTTAATGGTTAAAGAAGTTGGAATTCGTGATGATAATACTTCTATCATGAAGCCCGGCATATTAATTTTCGATACGTGTAGACAAATTATTGCTGATCTTCCGTCTTTACCATCACATCCAGATGGAAAAGAGGATATTGATGATCGTTTTCCGAATGATCACACGTATGATTCGATTAGATATGGAATTATGAGTCGGCCTCGTGCATTTTCGCCTTTTGATTTTAGTGATAGCTACTATGGTAACAACACCTATAAACCTGCCGATAAGAAATTAGGATACTAAATGGGATTTATTGAAGAACAAAAACAACCAGATCAAACTATTGAATCAAGTCAAGATAAAATTCTGGCTCTTGAAGAAGAAAAAAAGCCGGAAGATAATTTATTTAAACTTGATCCTATTAGTGAGTATGTTACTGAGCGCTATCATCGTTCTAGAACTAAACGCGAATCAGATGAACAGCGCTGGTTAGAAGCTTATAGAAATTATCGTGGCTTATATGGTCCTGATGTGCAATTCTCAGAAGAAGAAAAAAGTCGGTTCTTTATTAAAGTAACTAAAACTAAGGTTTTGGCTGCTTATGCTCAAATTATTGATGTATTATTTGCCGGTGGGAAGTTTCCTATTGGGGTTGAAGCTACTCCTGTTCCAAATGGAGAGGTACCAGAAAATGTTTATTTTGATCCTAATGAAAAAGAATCTGAAAAACAAGGGCTAGGCTCTTCAACTATTGCTAGACGCGATTTTGGTCCTCTTACTAAGATGCTAGATCGCGTTAAAGATATGGTTAAAGAGGGTGTAGGAAAAACCCCAACTTCTGCAACATTTGAGCCTATTAAAATGGCTGCGAAGAAAATGGAAAAGAAGATTCATGATCAGCTTGAGGAATCTGATGCAGGAATGCATTTACGGTATCTCGCTTTTGAACTTTCTCTATTCGGTCATGGAGTGATAAAAGGTCCATTTGCTCAAGATAAAGAGTATCCTAAATGGACTGAAGATGGTACATACAGCCCTATAATCTTAACTATTCCAAAAGTTGCTGCTGTTAGTATTTGGAACTTCTATCCTGATGATGCTGCAAAGAATATGCAAGAAGCTGAATGGGCAGTTGAACGCCATAAAATGAGCAAGTATCAATTACGATCATTAAAGAAGCGCCCTCATTTTAGAGCTTCGAGTATTGATCTAGCAATTGACTATGGTGCAAACTATCTTCCTGAAACATGGGAAACTATTTTAGAAGATAATAGCAGTAGTGTAACGAATGAAAGCTATGAAGTATTAGAATATTGGGGAGTTATTGACACAGAACTTCTTAAAGAAACTGAGCTTGATTTACCAGCAGAAGTTAAAGAGTATGAAGAATTTCAAATTAATGCTTGGGTATGTAATGGGCAACTTTTAAGATTAGTTTTAAATCCTTTTACTCCTAGTCATATTCCATATCATACAACTCCATATGAAATGAATCCTTATTCATTCTTTGGCATAGGTGTAGCTGAAAACATGGCTGATACGCAAATGCTTATGAATGGTACAATGCGTATGGCTATTGATAACTTAGCTTTATCTGGAAATATTATGGTTGAAATTGATGAAACTAATTTAGTTCCCGGTCAAAGTATGGATATATTCCCCGGTAAAACATGGCGTAGACAAGGTGGTGCCCCCGGCCAATCAATATTTGGAATGAAGTTTCCTAATGTAACAAACGAACTTCTACAGATGTACGAAAAGGCTAGACAATTAACAGATGAATCAACTGGTATGCCTTCTTATGCTCACGGTGGAACAGGTGTTCAGAGTATGGGACGTACTGCTGCTGGTATGTCTATGCTTATGGGTGCTGCTAGTTTAAACATTAAGTCTGTTGTACGCAACATTGACGATTATATTCTAATGCCTTTTGGTAAAGCGTTGTTTGCGTTTAATATGCAGTTTAACTTTGATAAAGAAATGATTGGTGATTTAGCTACTGTTGCGAGAGGAACCGAAAGCTTAATGAGGAATGAAGTACGTAGTCAAAAGCTGCTTCAATTCCTACAACTTACAAATAATCCAACAGATGCTCCGTTTACTAAAAGAGATTATCTATTACGTGAACTGGCAACATCGCTTGATCTTGAAGAAGACAAGGTTGTTAATGATCCTCGTGAAGCATTAATTCAAGCACAAGTAATAAAGCAAATGAATGATGCAATGGGTATTGTGCCTCAAAATGCACAGCCCGGTACTCCACAAGGAACAAACATAAATGACCCAACGGGTAATGGTGGTGGGAATATAGCACCGGGAATGGCCCCTGAACCGGGAGCACAAGGTTATACAGGCAGTGGTGGTGGAGCTAATGGTGGCAATACCTCTACAAGAGCAGATAGCGCCAGTATATAAAAGTAGGCACTTAATAAAAAGGTTTTAACGGCTGCTACAAACAGTCCTTTATAGACAAATGTTAATAAACGAAAGGTATAAATAAATGACAGAGAGAACAAAAACCGAATTACAAAATCGTTTACGCTATGGTGATAGTTCATACGATAAAGTAAGAACACACTTAATACTTGACCTATTAGATAGTATTTTTATTACTTCTGATGTAACAGCATCTGCTGCTGAATTAAATATTCTAGACGGTGCAACACTATCCGTAGCTGAATTAAATATTCTAGACGGTGCAACACTATCCGTAGCTGAATTAAATATTCTAGACGGTGCAACACTATCCGTAGCCGAATTAAATATTCTAGACGGTGCAACACTATCCGTAGCTGAATTAAATATTCTTGATGGTGTAACTGCTACAACAGCCGAACTAAATATTCTTGATGGTGCAACACTATCCGTAGCCGAATTAAATAAGCTTGATGATAGTGCATTAGTTATGACTAAAGGTTCAGGTGTTGCGGCTGCTGAGACTTATGCATCTGGTGTGTTTCTAAATGGAACTCTTATAATCACTCGCATCGTTGTTGATCTAACTGGTGAAGTTGGTTCTACAACTGATCTAGATATTATTGGTGATACTACTGCTGCTAATGCCCATTTTGGTCAAGTAACAGCGGCCCTAAATGGAACTATTGTTGGTGGTAAAGTAACATGTCTTGAAGTTCCTGCTGGTGGTGTAACTGATATTGATTTCTATTCAGCTACTGTTGGCACAGGTACAGAAGATACCGCTGTTACTGATCTAACAGAAACTGTTCTAGTTACTTCAGGTGGTGTCTGGACTGCTGGTGCATCAAAAGGAATGACTGGTGTTCCTCCAGCTAATGATTATCTATATATCGCAAATGGTGCTGGCGGCGTACCTGGAACTTTTAGTGCTGGTAAGTTCTTAATTGAACTTTATGGAGTCTAATAGCTAATAAACTTTTATTGGGGTTGGCTTAACTAGTTGACCCCAATTATCTTAAAAAGGAAGTTAAATGACAGATTCAAGAGGAATAAATCTTCCATCTGAATATCATAAAAATTCTATAATTATAGTTGATAGTAGTGGAAATGTTGCTGATGCAGCTGCTGTTGCGACACTAGATAGTGATGCAGGTAGACTAACTTATATAACGGGTTTTGATGTTTATGGTGCTGGTTCAACTACTGCTTTACCTGTCACTGTAACGGTATCAGGAATAAAGGGTGGAAGCTTGGTATATAATTATGTGTTTGAAGCTGGGGTTCTTGTAAGAAATACACCACTTGAAATCCGCTTTAAAAAGCCTATTCCTGCTAGTGCTGTTGATACAGATATTGTAGTTACTTGTTTAGCTGGTGGTGCTGGTAATACGCATAACACAGTTAATGCATATGGATTTAAACTTTAAAACTATTTATGGAGAATAAAATATGAGATTAGAATTATTAAGTGCTATAACAGCCGATGCAACTGGAAGCACAATGTATTTTAGAGGAGGCAAATGCTATTTTATCAGTAATTCAGGTGATTTTGGTGGTGGCACTGTAGCTCTTCAATATAATGCTTTTGGTAGCACATGGGTAACTATGGCATCTGATACAGTAAGTTCTGTAGAGGCTTTAGATTTACCATCAGGTGATTACCGTGCTGTATTATCGGGGTCTACTACTCCTACTGCTCTAACAGCAATACTAACTAGTGCAAAATAAATGATTGAAAAAAATCTAGCTCGTGATCTGGTTCCACTAGTTAATGGGCTGGATTATTTTGAATTACATAAATATGTTCAATATAGAATTGATCAATTACATAAAGAATCTGAAAATAGTGTTGATATTGTTGCTATATATCATATTCAGGGTGCGATTAGAGAACTTAGACGCTTTTTAAATTTAAAAGAAGAAGTACTAGCAGATAGTAGAGATACTAAAGCTAAAACTACAGGATATTAATGCCAACCACACCTAAAAAGAAAGCTGTTCGTCGCGTTAAACGCGGACCTAATGGTAAACTTATTGTTGTATTCTATGATGCTGATACAGGATACGAACTCACTGATCTTAGTGATTATGAAGTTTTAGATCAGGGGGCTCTACCTAGTACTACATCATCCGATACAACTGACGCTATTCCTACACCAGCTGGTGGTGGCGGTAGTAGTAATGCTAGTAGCGGTTCTTCTAATTCTGGTGGTGAACCGTTTGATTGGTATGCTTTTCAAAATAGACCGGGTGCCTCAAGAGGTACAGGTAATATCGTTGAAGACTTAAAGAGAACTTTAACAGATTTAACAGGTGTTACTAAACCAGACCCAAAAGCAGCTATAACACCGCCTGCTACATCTCCTGCTACATCTCCTGTTGGATTAACAACTACAAAAAAACTTACTGCGCCGGGATATAATAATGCTGGTACTGGTGCAACTTATGATGAAGTTAAGGCTTTTAACACGACTTCTAGTTCTCCTTCTATTCAAACAGAGATTACTGGCCCATTTACGGATGTTGACGGTATTCCAGTAATGTTTCAGAATTATTTGAATATTGTTGCTGGGCCTATGACTACAAAATTAATGACAGGCGATTTAAAAACTAATCTGGTTGATCTACTGCAACGTACACCAGATTCTGTATTTGAACATGCTGCTAAAAAGATAATAGAAACAAACTCAGAACTACCTGAAGATGAGAGAATGGAATGGTATAAAGTTAGCGCTTTGATATCAATGCCAAAAGGTAATCTTATACAAGCAGTTAAAAATTTACCTGTTGAGAAATTTCAAGAGGCTCAATTACGCTATGGTAAACCTTACACTAAAACAGAAGTGCAAACAGAAGTTCAAACTGGAACACACGGAAAGATTCCTATTGATAACACTGGTGTAACTTCTGTTGGTCAATCTAAATATTTTGATAAAAAAGAAGATACTGTATTTGTTCCGAATAAAGGGCCTACGTTTGCTGATGTAGAAAGCTTCAATTCGAAGACTACTCCTAGTGGAACTTCTGCTGGTCTTATTAATCCAACAGTTAAAACTCCTGATGGGGTTGCACCATATACTGGTGGAATAACTCCCGGTATTAAGGTTGCTAGAAACGTTACAATAAGAGATACACCAATGGTTCGTGATCTTCCGTTTAGAGATACAATGGGTGTCGATCTTGCTGCTGTAATGTATGCTGTTGATCCTTCTTTAACTGCTGTTATTAATTCTGCTGGACAAGTATCGGTAGCAAATGGTGGGGTAGCTGGTGTTGATAGAATTGGTGTTACTACTGTAAATCATGATGTTCGTGGTGTTAAAGGTCAAGAACAATCTTATGCGTTTGACGTACAGTTTTTTGATGCAAATGGTAAACAACAAACTCCTGCTAATAATCCAAAATTACTTGGTGAAATTGCTAAATATGCTGTTATCGCTGGTTTTACTCAAACTGGTATGGGTGGTGGTATAGTTCACTTAGGTAAAGACCCTAAAGAAACACCGGGACAAAGAAAATGGTCCTATCCTGAAGGGACTGCTGTTAATCCTATTATTCTAGATGGTATTAATGCCGGTAAACAAATTGTTGCATCTGGTCAAGCCAATGAAATCTATCTTAAGATGGTTACTGCTGTTTCTGCTGAGTCGCCATTAAATGCTCCTTTACCACGACCTGATCCACGAAATGCAGCTCCTATCACTGCTACAGCAACTGGTAATGCCGCTCTTGGTATTGGGGTTGATGCTAGATTACAAGCTCTTCTAGAACCGTTTAAACAACCTCCGGCAAACGATAGCCTCTTTCCTAAATTCACTGATCCTTTTGCGCCTTTGTTTGAAACGATTGGTGAGTTCTTTAATCCACAAGAAACAAATGTCTATTCTCCTACAGTTGCTGGTCGTTCAGATGTAATAAGCGATAATACATTTAACCAAACCAATGCTGCTATTTCTGAAGACCCACTTATTAAAGAAATTATGGATGCTCTTCCAACTGGTACACAAACACAATTAAATGCTGTTAGACCTGAAGGCTCAGCTAGTGGAATGCCAGCTGCTCCTACTAATATGGTTAGACCTGAAGGACCAATTGGCTCATTACCAGCAACTCCTACAGATATGGTTCGGCCTTCTGGTTCAATTGGTTCATTACCGGCTGCTCCTATTGGATCACAAAGTCCTGCACAACTTCAACAAAATATGGGCTTTATGAAGGCTAAAGATAATACTGGTAATACAACTGAAACTTCTGCTTTAACTGGGCCTTATTCTTTGAATGATCCAGATCGTAGAGATAAAGTAATTTATACGATTCTTGGAGAGGCTGTAGGAGAAGGAATGGAAGGAATGACAGCCGTAGCAAATGTTATTAAAAACAGAGCATTAAGTGGCGATTATCCTACTGATCCAAAAGATGTAGTAACTCAAAAAAGACAATTTAGTCCTTGGAATCCTGCTACACAAGGTGGAAATATTGACTCTATAATGGCAGCATATCCACCAAATTCAAAAGAATATAAGCAAGCTCTACAAATTGCTGAATTAGTTTTCAGCGGGCAACTACCAGATAATACTGGAAAGTCAGTCTTCTTTCATAGAAGTGATTTAACTCCTTATTGGGCTGATGAAGTTCAAAATGAACATTATGGCACAGTTCAAATTGGTAATCATACGTTTTATCCACAATCTGATGTGGGGGCTTTTTCTGCCAAAGCACCATCTGCAAGTAGCTTAAATAAACCTGCTAGTGGTACAGTTAAAAATGATGCTTATTTTACTGATGATGAGCCAACTAGAGGGTTTATGGAGCCAAAAATTATGCAATCTGAAAGCGGACAAGCTGCAAAAGCTGCTGATAAAAATCCTTCAACTTATGTGGCCCCAGCTAGTAGTCAACCTTCATCTAGTCCAATCAGTAATACTGGTGTAGCTCAAACTGTATCTAAAGGTATTAGTAAAGCTTCAAATGATAGTAGTAATAAATCTACTTATGTTGAAGGACAAAATGCTACTGGTACTGGTTTTATGCCAAAATCGTCACCAACCGTTACAAGTCCAACTAAGGTAACTTCTTCTGCTCCAAAACCAGCAACTACTTCTTCTTCAACTAATACAAGCACATCTGCATCTAAGACAAGTAATACGAGCAAACCAAGTACTACAAGCACATCACCATCTAAGACAAGTAATACTTCAACTTCAGGTGCTAGATCAAGTGGTATTAATAATGTATAAAGGAAAAATTTAAAATGTTATATGAAAGTCCGCATATAAAACCAAAGCCAGCGTTACCATCAACTGGTAATACGCAAAGTCAAGTAGCAACTACAAAAACTGCTTCGCCTTTAACTAAAATAAGTAGGCCAGCACAACGTCCAGTAAAGTCAACTCCTATTCCTAGTATAAATAAAGGAAATGTTAATTCCATTATTCAAAAGAAACATTTGGGTACTCCACAAACTTCTGTTAATGGGGAAGCTGCAAAAGCTGCTGGTATGGCGAAGTATAATGCAGCAAAAGCTGCGGGTATGGCAAAATATAATGCAGCAAAGGCTGCGGGTATGGCGAAACATGACGCTGCTAAGACTGCCGCTATGGCTAAGAATAAAGCCGCTAGAGACGCTGCTATGGCTAAGAGAGGCACTAGGCCTACTAAGCCAGCGGTTGACCCTGCTACTATAGCAGCTAGAAAAGCCGCCTATTTAGCAAAACATAAGAATAAAATATAAAAAGTAACTAAATGACTCAACCAAAGTTTAAAAAGAAAAGTTCTGCTGCTCTTAAAACTAAGGAGAAAGAAATGAATATGACCCCTTATCCTTTAGCAGAACAGCAATATACTAAAAAGAAAACTACTAGATTACCTAAAAAAGCTGCGCCAACTCCTAATATGGAAGAAGCCCGCTTAGTTAGAAAAATGTATTTAACTAAAAGAAAGAAAAAGTTAAAGTAAATTTGAAGACTGGCTACCCTTCAACCCTCATATTACATGGTGTAATAGTAGAGCTACTTGTGGCCCCATAAGGAGAATAAAAATATGGCTAAATTTCATAAAAATTATGATAATGACGATAATGATCCAGACACAACTAAATCTGTAATGCAATCACCAGAAGAAACATGGGAAAAACGATATGGTGATCTTCGTCGTCATTCCCAAAAGCAAATTGATGATTTAAAGAAAACAGTAAATGACCTACAAGCACAAAATAAAAAGCCAATGGCCAACTTCCCTAAAACTAAAGATGAAGTTGAAGAATGGGCTAGAAGATTTCCTGATGCATATGGTTATGTTAAAAGCTTAATTGGTATTGATCTTCAAGAAATTACTTCTTCTATTGAAGAACGTTTTGAACGAATCCAAGAAACCGAGAGCAAAAATAAAAAAGAATCTGCTGAAATTGAATTATTACGTATCCATCCAGATTTTAATGAATTAAAAGAAGACGATGATTTCATTGCTTGGTTAGATACAAAGTCGCAACGTTCACAAAATGCTCTTTATGCGGAAGATGATCCTGTAGCGGCTGCTGAAGTAATTACGATGTATAAGCTTGAAACTGGTTCTGGTAAAAAGTCAAAGAGTACATCTAAAGATGCAGCTAGAGAGATTAATGTGCGTAATGTTCCAATTGTTCATACTAATCGTGGTGGGGATTTTGATTTTTCTGAATCACAAATTGAGTCTATGAAGTCTTGGGAATATGAAGAACAGGAAGACGATATTGAAAAGGCACGTAGAGCAGGAAGAATATTAATGGATTTAAGTGGAGCCGCTAGATAATGAGTATATTTAGAACAAATTATAAAAAATTAACTGAAGAAGAAATTCAACATATTGAAGCTATTAAGAATGAAGCTGATAAGTTGTATGCATTAATTAATGGTGAATATAGTAAAAATAGAGAGACTTCATTAGCTTTAACTAAACTTGAAGAATGTGTAATGTGGGCTGTAAAAGGCTGTACACGATAATCTATTGACAATATTAATATAATATAGTATATATAAGTAATTGGGTGGTATTGGTGTCTGCTCCTTCTAACTGATGCCACCCAAGTTATTAAACTATAAAATAATAATTCACATGCTGTGTGAGTAAAGGAAACAGTAGCAAACCTTGTTATTATTTTAGTTTTAATACAAATTCGCCCCTATTTAGGATACCGAATATCTTATTTAGACGAACATATTAAATAAAGACTACCTTTAAATACATCTAGCCCTAAAACTATAATAATAGTTAAATTAGACTACCTAGTTGTTAAAGCCTCTTATGAATACTGTTCTGTCTCAGACAAAACTTTATAAATGGAGGTTTAAACAAAAATGGCATTTGGAAGTGCTCCGGGACATGGTAATTTACCTAATGGTGTATTCAGTCCCACAATTTATTCTAAGAAAGTCCAAAAGACTTACCGTAAGAAAGCTGTTATTGAAGCTATTACCAATAACGACTACTTCGGTGAAATTTCTGCGTTTGGCGATACTGTAAAGATCATCAATGAACCAGAAATCACAATCGTACCATACGCTCGTGGTGCTAAAGTTGTTCCTCAAGACCTAGATGATAGTGACTTCAGTTTAACAGTTGATCGTGCAAATTATTTTGCTTTCAAGATTGACGATATTGAAACATCACAATCTCATGTGAATTGGGAAACATTAGCTTCTGATCGTGCTGCGTACAAGATGGCTCAAGCTATTGACCGTGACGTACTAGGTTATCTAACTGGTTTTGCAGAAGACACTGGTGCATGGGTTGCTCGTACTGCTGCTGTAGGTTCAAACGCTGAAGCTACTGCTGATTCAGACGAACTCCTAGCTATTCATAAATTAACAAAAAACGCATTCTCAACTTCTGGTACTAGTACTTTTAGTATTCCAGTTGGAGTTAGTGGTACGTATGATGCCACTCCACTTGCCGTTCTTAATCGTATGAAGCGTCTATTAGACGAACAAAATGTTGATGAAGATGGCCGTTGGGTAGTTGTTGATCCAGTATTCGTTGAACTATTAAACGATGAAGACTCAAAGCTAATCCAAAATGATTGGGCTGGTGGACAAGACGCTGGTGATATGCTCCGTAATGGTAAAGTATCACGTGGTAAGATTCGTGGATTCGATGTTTTCGTTTCTAATAACCTTGTCTCAATTGGTTCTGGTCCTGCGACTGTAACTGCCGATGGTTCAAATACAAACTATGGGTTTATTGTTGCTGGAACTACGCCTGCTGTTGCTACGGCGCAACAATTAGTTAAGACAGAAAAACTACGTGCTACTGACACATTTGGTGACATTGTACGTGGTATGCATTTGTATGGAAGAAAGATTCTTCGTCCTGAAGCTCTTGTCCGTGCAAAGTGGAATTGGAGTAAGTAATAATGGCCACAATTGATCTATCTCCCGGTGCTGGTGTTGCTAATACTCAACCATCTGTTCATGGTAATCGTTTTGTTACACATTACACAGATGTAGATATTGACCTAGATGAAGCTGAAACTGAAAAAGGTTCTGCTCTAGCTGCTGCTGATGTTATTCAGGCTCTTGATATTCCTGCTAATAGTGTTGTACTTGCTGCTGGTATTGAAGTATTAACTGTTAACTCAGGCTCAACTGTTCTAACTTTTGATCTTGGTGTAACTGGTGGTAACGTAGATAACTTTGTCGATGGTTTTGACGCTGTTGCCGCTGTTGCTGGCGATTTCTCTTCACAACCTGCTGACTACGCTCCAGTTGTAGTGGGAAATACAGCAGACACACTAGATGTGTTAATTGCAACACTGACAACTACAAATACTGGTGGTGTGTTCCGTGTATGGATGATTTGGTGTGATATTAAGGACATTCGTCGTCCCGGTGTAGCACTGCTAAAGAGCTAATACTAATAACATAGAATAACCAAACCTATAGGGGAGGGGGAATTGTTTCTCTCTCTCCTTTTTATTTTTAAGTAAAAGTTTAAAAAAAGGAAAGTTTAATTGGCTTCAACTGAATACATGACATTAGTGAACCGTGTACTTCGTCGTTTAAACGAAGTAGAGATTGTTCAGGCCGATTTTGCTAGCACGAGAGGGGTGCATTCTCTTGCTAAAGATGCTGTTAATACAGCAATTAATGAAATTAACTTAATGGAATTTGAATGGCCTTTTAATTCGGCTGCTGGATCACAAGTACTGACTGCTGGAACAGAAGAATATTCATTTCCTGCTACACTTAAAGTAATCAAATGGGATTCTTTTCATCTAACTGCTGATGACGCATTAAGTGCATCAGGGCATCCAATTAAATTTATTTCTAGGGATCAATGGCATAAGTATTTAAAGAATGATGATGATATAGCAGGCGCAGCTGGTTTAAACGAGCCAGTCTATGTGTTTGAAAAACTAGGCTTTGGTTTTGGTTTATCTCCATCACCTGATGCTGCTTATACCGTCACATTTGATTATTTTATAGAACCAGTAGAGCTATCTGCATATAATGATACTTCAACAATTTATTCTTCATATGATGAGGCAATAATTCAAGGAGCTTTAGCTATTATGTATATGCATAGAGATAATGATTCTCAAGCAGCCTCTGCTGATAAAAAATTTAAAGCTATTACTGGTCGTATGAGAACTATTTTAATTAATAAAGATGATAGAGTTAGAAGTACAATGATAATTCAACGAAAAGCTAGTGGTGGTATTATCTCTAATGATTATTTTAGGTATTAATTAAAGATGCCTGATGAAAAACAATCAGCCCGAATACTTTGTGAAGGTGGATTAGATAGCACTCAAAATCATATCAATCTTTCTGCTAATAAGCCCGGTTCTGCTACACGATTAGTAAATTATGAGGTTGGCTTAAGTGGTGGTTATCGCAGACTTAATGGCTATGAATTATATGATACTGATTATGGAGAAGTTGGTGTTGGTGGAGTAGCGCAAGGTCAAATTCTTGGTATTATTATTTTTGATAATACTGCTACTGGAACTACTCAAATTATGGCGGCTCGTAGGCAAGTTGCTGCTCCTACTACATATAATTTTTATTTATATACTGTTGGAGTAGGGTGGGTGGCAATTGCAACTGGTTTAACCCATAATTATAGTGCAGGCGGTTCAACAGTTGATAAACTACGATGGGATGTTGGGAATGATGGTGCTACAAATGTGCTTTGTGTAACTGATGGCATTAATAATGCTTTAATTTATGATGGTACAACTTGGGCTTTTATTGATAGTGCGGATACTGGTGCTGCAATGGCGACTGCTGGTGGCGATCAAGCTATTAATGCCCCTGTTGTTTGTTCATTTTTTGAAAATACATTATTTATTGCTCGTGATGAACGCAACTCTCAAAAAGGTATTGTGGCCTATTCCGCTCCTAATTCTTTTTATGATTTTAAGGCTTCTACAGGTGGTGGACAATTAACTCCGGGTATAGAAGTAATACAAATAAAACCATTTCGTGATAGTCTATATATATTTTCTTCTAATGAGATTAAAAAAGCTATTGCTGATGAAACATTTGGGTTTCTAACTAAAAACGTTACAAAAAATATTGGTCTAGTAGCAACAGACGCTGTAATTGAAATTGGTGGGGATTTAATATTTTTAGCTCCTGATGGATTTCGACCTGTAACTGGTACAAATAAAATTGGTGATGTGCAATTAGAATCTCTATCAAAACCAATTCATAAGCTTATTCAAACTCGGGTAACAGGTAATGCTGGTTTAAACACAAATATAGTTGCAATACGTGGTAAATCTCAATTTAGAGCTTTCTTTAGCGGATCAGCTATAGCCGCAGAAGGGGCAAAAGGTATTATTGGGGCGCTTAGAACGGCTGATCAAGCTGCTGGGTGGGAATTTGGAGAACTATTAGGTTTTAGATGTTCGTGTATTACCTCTAGATATATTAATGCAGAAGAACTAGTACTACATGGAGATTATGATGGAAAGATTTATAAACAAGAATCCGGCAATTCATTAAATGGTTCTCCAATGGTTTCTATTTATTCAACTCCCTATCTTGATTTTGGTGATACAGAAGTTAGAAAAGTTAGTGAAAAAGCAACCATATTTTTTTCTGGAGAAGGAAATGTTTCACTGACATTAAATACTTCTTTTGATTGGGGTAGTGAAAACACTATTAATCCAGCAGCCTATACGCTAGAAATTGATTCAACAGTATCAACATACGATGATGATGATGCACTATATGATGATGCAAATACGCTTTATGGTGGCTTTTTAACTCCATTTATAGTAAAAGATATTCAAGGAAGCTTTTTCTCTGCTAGATTTACATTAACAACTAGTAGTGCAACAGATTATCCTCATACAATTCATGCTCTAATTATTGAGTATGCAGTAAAAGGAAGACGATAAATAGAATGATTAAATATGAGGTAAATATCTAAAATGGGTGCTGGATATGTACGCCAATCAGCTGCTGATATTGTTACTGGTGCTGTAGTAGAAGCTGCTCCTATTAATGCTGAATTTAATGCTTTAAGAGACGCAATGGCAGCTACAACGGGTCACTCTCATGATGACACTACAGGTGAAGGCCCTAAGATTGCTTTAACTACTTCTATTAGTGGAGTGTTACCAGTTGCTAATGGAGGCTTTGCTGGTATTCATAATGTAGCTGGTACAACGGCTCCTACTGTAAATGAAGATAGTGGTGATGGGTATGTTGTTGGATCACATTGGTTAGATACAACTAATGATAAAATTTATATGTGCGTTGATTCGACTTTAACTGCGGCTGTATGGATTCTTGTTGCTACTTCTGCTGGTAATCAACCATTAGATACTGATCTTACTGCTATAGCGGCTTTAACTAGCGCTGCTGATAAAGGATTACAATCAACTGGGGCCGGTACATGGGCCTTATATGATCTTACTACTTTTGCTAAAACTATTTTAGATGATACTTCAGCTTCTGATGTTAGAACTACTTTAGGTTTAGCTATTGGTACTAATGTACAAGCTTATGATGCTGATCTTACGGCTATTGCTGCTTTAGCAGTTACCGATGGTAATTTTATTGTTGGTGATGGAGCAACATGGGTTGTTGAAAGCGGAGCAACCGTTAGAACTAGTTTAGGTTTAACTATTGGTACTAATGTTCAAGCTTATGATGCTGCATTATTATCAATTGCTGCATTAGGTACGGCTGCTGATAAAGGTATATATTTCACTGCTATTGATACGGCTGCTGAATTTGATTTAACTGCCGCTGGTAGAGCATTATTAGACGATGCTACTGCTGATGATCAATTAGTTACACTAGGCTTCACAGCTACACTAACTGAATTAAATTATACAGATGGTGTTACTTCTTCTATTCAAACCCAATTAAATTCAAAACAAGCAGCGGATGATACTTTAACGTCTATTGCAGCATTAGGTACGGCTGCTGATAAACTAGCTTATACTACTGGTGTTGATACGTGGGCTGAAACCGCAATTACTGCTACTGGTCGATCAATCTTAGATGATCCAACAACCTCTGCTGTTAGAGATACGATAGGTGTTCAAGGTCTAGCTGAACTCTGGATTCCGGCATCTCAATTTATTCCACAATTTACAAGTGGATCAGTCGTTGACGTTGATGAATACAGCGCAAATGTAGTACAAGATACTTTAGCTTTTTCCTCTAGCACCCAATGGTATGCTAATGCACTTATTGCTTTACCAAAAAGATACGATCTTGGAACAATTACCTATAAAGCTTTTTGGACTGGGTTTTCAAGTTCTGGTGATGTTGTGTGGGAAATGGATGCCTATGCATTTGGTGATGATGATGTATGGGACGGCGCATATGGTACTGCGATAACGTCAACAGATACATTTATAGTGGCTGAGGATTTGCATATTTCACCTGAAAGTGCGGCTTTAACTATTGCTGGTACACCGGCTGATGGAGATTTAGTAAGAATTCGAATAAGTCGTAAAGCTGCTGATGCTGGAGATACGTATGCAGCCACTAGTTATCTATTAGGTGTTAAAATATTTTATACTACCGATCAAGGAAATGATGCCTAATGTTAAAACCACATTTATATAGGGCAAACCTGAAAGAAATAATCGATGCTCTTGGCCTTGGCGACGGGCTTGCATGCTGTTATGATTTTGGGGAGTCTGATTGTTATAGTGGTAGTGGACAGACTGTTACTGATCTAAGCGGTAATGGGTTAACACTAAATTTAGGTGCAACTAGTGGTGCAGAAGCAAGTGATCCTACATTTAATGGTGTAGCGGGTGCTTTAAGTGAAAATGAATATTTTTCTTTTGACGGTGGGGATTATTTCACATTAGCTTCTGCTAATCCAACTGATATTAACGACCTTCATAAAAACAACGCTGACTTAATGTTGTTTGCAATTGATCAAATAGGCGCACTATCAACTTCACAAAGAATGTTTGGAACTAATGCTGGGTCTACCTCTAATATAGGCGTTGAATGGGGCTTTGGTGGAACTAATAGTCATATTTTTTCTTGTACTAATGGTACTGGATCATATGCACGTGATTCAAGTTCTAGTGGTACTGGAATAGCGGCTACCGGAGTATGGAACCATCATGCTTGGTATGTTGATGAAGCTGCTAATTCTAGATATGGCATCCGCAATTTTTCTAGTGCATCAGGCGCTAGTTCTTATACAGCTCCCTCTGCTGCTGCTGCCACTTATGCGTTTAATCTTGGGGCAGATGGTAATGGGCATAAACCATTAACTAATGGTTCAAAACTTGCAATGTTTGCCTTATGGAGCACCGGCAATGGCATAAATAGAAGTAGACTACTGTCATTAATAGCAATGACTCGGGCTAGATTTGATATGGAAATATAAATTAAATGGTAGCACAAAGTTTAAGTGGTGATCATGGTGGCAATAGTGATTATTATGCGTATGTTAATGGAGTACTAACTTTAATGAGTGGGTCAACTGGGCAACCTTTGACTCCTACTCCTGCACCTACTCCTGCACCTACTCCTGCACCTACTCCTGCACCTACTCCTGCACCTACTCCTGCACCTACCACACAGACACCTACACCTACAACTCCACAGGCTTCTCCAACAATGTCAACAGCTACCGCACAAGTCGTACCGGGTGTACCACAAGCAGCCTCACAAATTAATGTGGCTGATATAAGTGGTCAATTTGCACTTGAACCTTCGTTACTATTAGCACAAGATGATCCTTCAACTCCTGTTAATGAAAGCATGGAACTATCTGATCGTTTACCTGTAACTACTTCATCTGAAATTGCTGCTGGAACAGTTGATCCAAATGCCCCTAAATATCAAATTGATCCTACTGGTGTACAAGCACAAACTACAAATGCTCCAACATCAACAGCGGCTACTCCTAGTACTGCTAATCAACCTGCTGCTGGTGTTCAAACTGCTTTAACTGCTGATCAGGTAGCTGCCCAAGAAATGCAAGCTGCACAAGGACAATTATCGACTGGCTCAACAGTTGATCCTAATTCTGTAACTGGGCAACTATCAACAGATACACAAACAGCATTAGGTACATATGCAGCACAAAATATCTCTAATATTATTGATACTTCAACTATGGCTGGTAAGCTATTAGCTCAACAACTCGGTGAAGGAAACTATACTGATTCTAAGGCTACACTTAAGGGCCAGCTAGATATTTTACAATCAGAATTCTTTGACCCTGCTACTGGTGACGCTAAAATACCATCGTGGGCCGCTGGAACATATAGAGCCGTAGGGCGTATTGCTGCCTTTAGAGGTATGACTGGGACGGCTGCTGTTACTGCTATGGCTCAAGCTATGATGGAAGCTTCCGTACCTATTGCCCAACAAGATGCGGCTTTCTTTCAAACCCTAACTGTTGAAAATTTAAATAATAAACAAGAAGCTACAATCAATAAAGCTAATGTATTAGCAAAACTTGATCTTCAAAATATTGATAACCGTATGGCTGCTGCTATTAATAATTCTCAAGCCTTCTTGAAGATGGATATGGCCAATCTTGATAATGAGCAACAAACTCGTGTTATTAATACTCAAGCACGTATCCAATCAATTCTTGAAGATGCTAAAGCTGAAAATACAAATAGATTATTCTTAGCTGAAAGTCAAAATGAAAAGGATATGTTCTATGATAATCTTAGCTCTGCCATTGAACAGTTTAATGCTGCACAATCAAATGCTATGTCCCAATTCAATGCTGGTGAAGTTAATGACACTTCTCAATTTAATGCGGAATTAGAAAATGCTAGAGAACAATTCTATACAAATATGCAATTTGCTATCGATACGGCAAACGCTAAATGGCGACAAGAATTAACTTTAACAGAGAATCAACAACAATTTGAAGCTGCGGCAACAGATGTTAAAAACTTAGTCGGTATTTCAGTTGAACAATTAAATCAATTATGGGACCGTGCTGATGCATTACTTGACTATGCATGGAAATCAGCAGATAATACTGCTGATAGAAATAATAAAATAGCTCTTGTTAAATTGCAAGGTGATATTGCTCTTACACAAGCTGAGCAAGAAGGTTTTGGAAATATCCTAGGCACAATATTAGGTGCTGGTGCATCGGCATTATTTGGATGGTTATTTTAATGATTAATATGATTATGATGATAATAGGCTATACTTTTGTAAGTAGTGTTATAATTGCAGGTATTTTATATGCAATCTTATACTTTTATGCAAAATACTTAGGAATGCCTGATTAGCGCTAAAATTTTCTCGCGACGTTGCTCCATACGGGCCAAAGTGGACCTACTTGGTACTACCATAGCCTAGACCACTAAACCCGCTGTACGGTCAAATATGGGGCAAATAGACACTATGATGTATTTTACATCAGTCGGATATACGCTAAAACGTATAAACCTCAAATATACGCTAAAGCGTATTAAAAACACTTAAATACCGAACTGGAATGGATCATAATGACCTTTGAAGAAGCAATAAAAAAGTCTATTAAGCAGTATTATGAAATGGATGATGACAATGAACTAGAAATTAATAAATCTGGTGAGCGTCAATATACCAAAAAATACTTTAAAGATTTTGAAGAAGAAATCTTAGGCGATAGAAAATTTAAAGAGAGTAAACAATAATGCCTATGGATATTAAATCTATGCTGCCAAATCAGGAAGCTGAAATGCCAGAACAAAATGCTGCTCCACGTAATCCTATTGTACCAGATGGCCCTATTCCGGGTGAAAATTATACTTCAGATACTCGTAATTATCCTTGGCATAGACCACCTGAAATTACAGATATGGATAAAGCTATTGAAGCTTCGATTAAACAACTCTCAACAAGAGAGGGAGCTTTTGGATTATTAAACTCTCTACAGGCAGGGATTACAGTTGTACAAGCAACCGATATGTTTGTGACTAGTGGAATTGGTTCTGGTAAATGGACTCCAGACTTTGCTATTTTGTTAGCTGGTCCTGTTGCTAAAATGATTGAAATCATGGCTAAGGATGCTGGCATTACATTTGCTATGGGATTGGATGATGATCCCCTACCTACGGCTGCATATATAAAGAATAAAACTAGTATTACTAACAAACAGGCTACTAAAGCGGGTACTGCTCTTAAAGAGGCCGGGCCACAAATTAAAGAGCCAGCAACTAGTAGTACAAACGGTTTTATGAGTAAAAAGACATCTGAAGAAATTATATAAAGGAAAATAAAAATGGTTGGATTTTTAATCGGACTAGTATTAGGCTTTGTTGTATTCAAGTTTAATCTTGATATGTTAGTATGGAATAAGGTTAAAGAATACCTTAAGTGGTAATATAGGATAATTTAAATGGGTTTTATGGGTGGCCTAGGTTCAGGCTTTAAAGATGCGTTCTTACAAGGACAACAAATTAATGCGCAAAAAAAGGCTGACATGTTCAGAGTTGCGTATGATTCATATACTCGTAAGAAAACTGCATATGATGAAGCAGAAACGAAATGGAAAAAATCTATTCGTGATGGCGAAGTTATTGCATCTGAAATGGGTCTTAGTAAAGCTGCTGCTATTAAAGCTGCTGAGTTTCTTCAAGCTGATTATACAGTTGAACAAGTTAGAGAAATTCTACAAACAAATAAATTTGTTGAAACTCCTATGCCTGCTGAATCTGCCCAACCTCAAGATGTTTCTGGTATTGATACACAAATGCAAGAGAGTGGTTTAAACGCAGCTAGTGAGATTAATGATCCATTAATTCAATCTAATACGCCAGCTACTTCTTCTCCACAAAAAGATACAGGACTGCTTGGAGGATTATTTCAAGAAGGCGGGCTATTTGAAAATGCTGGTAAGCCACCTGAAGAACGTGCTGCTGGTGAAGTTAGAAAAGCTGCGGGTATGTCACAAGAAGAATGGGCTCAAATCAATACAGGATTCCAACCTCCTCCTCCAAGTGGAATAGTTGGTACACCAAAGGCAAATACAAGTTTCTTGGCTCCTCTTAAAGAGTTCTTCCCTGATATAGAAAAGGAAGGAATAACTCCTGCAACATACCGTGCTGCTGCTATTGCTGCTTCACAGGCATTAAAGTCTGGTGATCCAGAACTAGTTGCTAAGGGTGAGCTATTCAAAGCTATGCAACCAGATATTGAATTGTTGATGGCTAAAGAAAAAGCAAGTGATCCTGAATCAACTAAAGCTATGGCACAAGTGTTAAATAACACTCTAACTGCTAGAACAAAGCTTGCAACTACTCGTGGTGCTACTAAGACTGTTCTAAGTCAAAGTATGCAACTTGATGAAATGGTTCAAAGCGCTGATGTTAATATTCTAACCTTTACTGCTGGTGGTGCCGTTGGTGCGCTTGATAGTCTAAGACAAGAAGTTGGTGCCGCGCTAGATGTTGCTGGTAAAATCTTTGGTAATGAGGAACAAATCGAATCCTCACTTGAAGCCACATTAAATGGATGGTCACAAGGATTGTTACAAGATGGAGTTACACCAGAGATTGCTAGACAATATAGAGAATACACTTCAGAAGTAATTCGTTATACATTCGCTGTTGGTAAAGCAATGGGACAAACAGGACAAGGTTTCTCAAATGCTGAATATAAGAACCTGTTTAACTCTATCGTAAGTGCTGGCAATAAGGAAGCTTTCTCTAACAACCTTAAAAGATTCTCAAGAGGATTAGTTACATCAGTAGATGATCAAGTTGAAGCTATCTTAGACATTTCTGACGTTGCTATTGTTTTAGATGATCCTAATCTTGGTAAGTACATGAAGCGTGAACTAACACCAATGTCAGAACAAGTTCAAGGTTCACCAGAAGGTCAATGGATGGAAGCAGAAGGCGAAACACAAAAAGTTGTACCAGATCAAGAAGTTCAATCAACTGAACAAAAAGGTCTAACAATTGGTACACAATATGAAGATAATGAAAGCGGTATCATATATGAATACCTTGGTGGTGATCCAAATGATCAAAAATCATGGAAACCAATTATGGGATTAAGTAGATAATGGCTAAACCTTGGGAACAAACCCGTCCTGAAACAAGCCCAATAACTCCTGCTCAACAAACTTCAAAGCCTTGGGAACAGGATTGGGATTCTTTTAACACTAGACCTGAAGAAGAATTAGGTACTAGTATCAAAGAAACTTTTATGGGTGATGAAGATGATGAAGTATTAGCTCCACCTGAAGAAGAAATTTTCAAACAACCAGATGATATTTTCCTTGGTACAGAATACAGTGCAGAAGGATTCACTGATCCTGCCAACCAAGAATTATATGAAGAACAAGGAGAACCTTTAACGGTTTTTGGTATTCCTCTAGGACGTAAACAAGTTACCGATAAAGGAACAACGAAACAAGAAACCTATATAGTTCCTCCTCCTGTTAAAGACGATGCTACAGGTTCTGTTGTACGTACTGTTGGTGGTGGTGCTCTTGAACTAAGTAGAAACGTCCTAGCATTTGGTGAATATCTTCTTGAAAAAGCGGGGCTTGATCATAGTGATGAAGAATATATTAATCAAACCTTCCCACGTATGCCTGCTGCAAGCAATACAGAAAAAACAATTCAAGAAATAAGCTCTATTGTTCTTGGTATGGCTGGGGGTTCTGTCAGTGCTTCAACGTTGTCTAAAGCGTTTAAACTACCAGAAGCGGCGTCCAAGTTTATCTCCACATTCTGGAATAAAGCTAAAAAGATTGATCCAAAACATGCTCAACAAAAACTAGAGTATGTTATCAGAGCTTTAGTTGCTGAACGTGGTGCTAATATTGGTGCTGCTGTAGGTACTCCACAAGACACTCGGTCACTAGCTGAAACTTTTGGGTTTATTGATCCTGCTACAGATGAAGGTTCACAACTTATTGCTCACTATCTTGATAATGAAGGTTTCTCTGCTGGTCTAAGATTTCTTTCAATGATTGGTGGCGGTGCCTCTAATCTTATCAAGAAAACCCTAACAGGTGGTTTTAATCAAGCTAAACAAATACAAGTTACAAAACAAGTTCTTAAAGCTATTGATCCCGGTATTACAGATGATCTAACTCCTGAACAATTAGCCCAACGTTTAGATATTTTTGGAGAAATACTGAATAAGCATAGTGGCATGGACACTCAAATATTAGGACGTAATATTCCTAAGGATGCTGCTATGGCATTTATGTCTGGTGCTAAAGAATACGTAGAACGTGTCTATGGCTTTATGAGAGTTGGTATGACACCAGAAGAATTTGCTAAGGAAATGGATAACCGTGCCGCCGCTATGGTTAATAGTCTTCTTACTATTAAGGGAGGTTTAAGAGCGAATCCAATTGTTGCTGCATCAGATGCGCAATTTCTTGAACAAACTGGTAGAATTTTCGGAGAAGAAGCAGAGAAATTTGCTCCTGCCGATGTAGCCAATAGAGTTGGTCAAGGCTTTGCTGGTCCTGTTATTCGTCAAGTAGATGAAAGCTTAGGAACAGTTAAACAAGCTGAAAGCAATGTTCTGCAACAACAAGCTGCTCTTGTAGAAACACAAGACCGCAATGCGGTTACTACTGCCCTAATGGAAGCCAGACAACAAGGGGCATTAGGTAGTACGGCTTCTGAAAGTGCAGAGCTATCCAAACTAGCTGAAGAAGAATTATACAGTGCATGGCTAAAAGGTAAGACTACTGTTGATGAAGCCTTTACTCAAATTCCTAATGATACAGTTGACGCTATGGAACTGGCAACAATCATTAAGCGCGTTGGTGACGAATCCACAGCTCTGGATGATTTTGGCTTTTCTCCATCAGATCGTTCAATACGTAGAGTTGGCGACCCAACAGAAGAAAGCAACCCTATTGCTGAACTAGCACAAATGCTAGAGGAACGTGGTCGTAATGATATTCACACAATCATTAATAATGTTCGTCCAAGACTAAGCCAACGTATTACTGCTGCTCTAGAATCAGGTGATGCAGAAGTTGCTAATCAAGCTGTGGTGCTACGTAATAGTCTAGATGCGCTAATTCAAAAGAATACTAATCCTGCAATTCAAAGAGCCTATAGTGAATATAAGAAATTTGCTGACACATGGCTTCAAACTCCTCCACTACAAAAGTTCGATGCTGCGGCTAGACAAGTCAAAGATGTTGGAGAAGGTTATGTTAAAGGTTCAAAAGAAATGCGTGAAGCGGGGCTACAAGCTCTTGCTGCCTCTGAATCTGCTCTATCAGATACGTATCTAACTAAGTTTGTTGAGGCACTTAAGTCTGGTGGTGCTGAAGGTATGGATGCTGATCTTGTTCATGCGCTTGTTGGTAAAGCTATTAAAGCTCTAACACTAACCGTTAAACCCGGTGAAAGAGCTAGTTCACAACAAATTATCCAAGCTATTCAACCATATATTAAATCAATTGAACGAATTGAAGGAATTAATTCTCCAACACTTCAAATGTTTAATCAAACTGTAGAAGCGATTCAAATGGCTGAAAGTGGACTTGGAGACGTAACAAAGGTTCTAGCAGATGCTCAGTTAGCACACAGTCGTATTGTTTCAGAAGCTGAAAGAAGTGCTGCTGGCAGAATGGTGTTTGATTTAACTGGTAATCCTATGACTAAAGAAGATACAGGTAAAGCATTTAAAGCCATCTTTGAAGACAAAGATGCCCCTAATGTTATTAAACGTCTAATGGATTCTGCTAATGATATGGGTGATGAAATGGCCCTTAACGGAGTTAAATCTGAGTTTATTCGTTGGTTGAATGATCGTATCCTAACTCCTTCACAAGTATCGGGTGTCAAAGCTGGTGGTGAAGGCTTCGTTCGTGACCAAAGTCAAAGTGCTTTATACAAGATTCTTGAAAGTCCTAGTGATAATACCTTAGCAACTATGAAAGAAATCTTTGCTGATGATACTTCATATGGAACTGCTGTTTATGATTTAATGGAAAGAATGTATAACCAACTAGGTTCACGTTCAATGAAAGCTAATCCATTCGGCTCACAAACTGCTGATGCTCAAGCTGTTAAACGAAATATTAATACAATGATCGTTCTAGCTCTTGGTGTTCTTAATCCATTAGCTACAAAGGCTAGAAGCCTATCTGGTGCTCTACTAGCTGGACAAGGACAAAAGCAAGCTCAAGTAATTGAAAACATCATGGCTGAACTAGTAACTAATCCAAAATTCCTTAAAGATTCTCTGGATATGTTAAAGACTGATATTACTGGAGAAACACTTAAAGGAGTGATAAACAGAATTGGTTCTGGTACTGGTGTTCAACTATCGCGTGGGCTTATTGGTTCATCAAGACCAACAACACAAACAGATGAAGAAGGAAATCCAGTTAAAGGAACTATCGTTGGTAACTCTGTTTGGGACGGAACAAAATGGGTAAAGAAAAGTAATAAAGGATTTATGGAATAATGTTTGACAAACAAACCGCTAAAATTATAGTAGAAAATGCAGAAGAATATGGGTGGATTCATTATTAGAAAAGGTAAGAAGTAATGGCAAAAACATTTACTGAAATAAGTACAAAAGGGTTAGCTTTCATAAAAAAGGAAGAAGGAACAATTCTTTATGTTTATGATGATGCCGTAGCCCCAACAAAAAGATATACTAAAGGCACTAAAGTTAGAGGCACATTAACTGCTGGTGTTGGTCATACAAATCCTACTGATATTCAAGCATGGATTGGTAAAGATATACCTGTTGATGTTGTAAATAGATGGCTTGATTGGGATTTAGATGCAGCGGAATCAACTGTATTTAATATCGTTAAAGTACCACTATTACCAAATCAAAGAGACGTATTAATTTCTTTCACATTCAATGCTGGTGTTACTGCTTTCACTACTTCAACTTTATTAAAGAAAGTAAACCAAAAGAAGTTTGGCGATGTGCCTACTGAATTAGCTAAATGGACTAAGACAACCATTAATGGAAAGAAAGTTACTTCTCCCGGTCTTGTTAAAAGACGAGCTAATGAAGCTGCAATGTGGACTGGTAATGTTAAAGTTAGTGGAACTCAAGTAGCTACACCAGAATCACAACCTCTATCTATCTCAGAAATCGCAACTGGTGCTGGTGCTATACTAAGTCCTGCTGCTGGTTTTGCTAATAGTACAGGATTTGTTTCATATGCATTTGGTGCTGCTGTAATTATCGCAGTTGTTATAATAGGGATCATAGTATTAAAGCGCTATGTATTTAATAAATAATGGTTGATTGGTTAGTTGATAATATAATTAATAAACTATGGGATAGTTTAACTTCTTTCACATTTGGGTTTATTCCAACATGGGTATGGGTAGTTATTGCTGTGCTTGCTGCGGCTTGGGTATGGCGTCAATTTGGCTGGCAGGGGCTGGTTGGGCTAGGACTACTGATCCTTACCTTTGGAGCCTACAGACAAGGATGGAGGGATGCTAAGGCTAAAAGAAAGCCAGTAGTGCCGATTGATATTCCTGTTGTTCCAACAGCACCTATTCCTGCTGTTAAAAAGAAGAAGCCAAGACGTAAAACTATCTTTGAGAGTCTAGGAAAAGATTAAAATGCTCACAGATAGAGAATGCCGTGAAAATCGAGCTATTGATAAACTAGAAGATTTCTTGGATACACAAGCAGAAAAGCTTCCAAACTTTACTGAAGATGATGTTGTTGTCCTTAAAAGGGTCATCTCTATAGTAAAAGGATTGGAAGCTTTTGGTAGTTTTGCAGAGTTTATTAAAGCAACAATTATATGGTTTGGTGTTATATTTACTGCATTTATAGCTATTAAAAATGGAGCCATTAACTTTATTCTAGATGTGGTAAGCGGAAAATAGAATGAAATTTATACAAGATTTATTAAATATTGAATATATAAAAATAATTACGCCTATCATATTAGCTACAATCTTATCTATGTTTATGCTTGGAGCATTAGATATTGTTACTCATATGTTAATGAAATAAACCACAGTTATATTTCACCATTAATAATTTTATCTAGCCTATCATTCCATCGTCTTAAATCTGCTGTATCCGCTGTCGGCATTCCATCACTAGTTTGTGGCAGCGGATCAACTTTAAGAGAATCAATAATAATACTCACAAGATTAGCACCATTGCCGGTGCCGTGGATAAACAAAGATGTTATAGCATCGGCTTTATCTCTAACCATTTTTACAAAAACAAGTTAGTGCAATAGGAAGTTGTACAGGTGTATAGTGATTCTGTTCTACACAAACATTGAAATATCTTAAATCAAGTTTGCCACTAGAAGTACGCACAGCATTATCATGTAAATGGCCATGAACATTAAACTGCCCCCTCTTTAAATCTGTTTCCGCTAGAGGTACATGACTAGCAATCAGATTATATTCTGGAAAATACTTCCATAGATAAATTCGTTCAAAAGCACCGGTACTCATTAGAAAATCAACATCATCATGATTCCCAACACAAAGGCGCTTCCTACCGTTCATTGCAGCAATTTGTTCTCTAGCATTTTTATTAGTTTTCCAAGTTACATCGCCAAGAAAATACACTAGATCAGTATCATGTACCGTAGCATTATGTTTATCAATAATATAGTGATCATGTGCCTCAATTGAATTAAATCCGAGCCTTAGTAAACCTCCACTTTCATTTACAAAGTTTAATATGTTTTTATGACCTAGATGATGATCTGAAATAAAAAATGTATTGGGCATATAATACTTATCCTTTTTTAAACGGTAATCTCTATTTTAGTATCAGATGGTAAGACTGTAATATATTTCTCATCTTGTATTATTAGCCCTACTAGGGCAGTACTGTTTCCAACAAGGCAAACCCACTTATTATCCTTCATTTTAAAAAATAAAGCACCGCTTATCTGTCCAATACCAAAACGACTATTATTAGTATTATTAAGAACTTTAAACTTTTCCATTTACCAATCTCTCTTTATTTCAGTTACAGGCCAATTAAGTTCATCATGTTTTAAAGCTTTCAAAATAAATGCGTCCACATACTTGTCTTCAATACCCTCTTTAACACACCTATCTAAGACAAGTTCTGACTTAAATGATCCATTAAATACGCCCGGAACAGAATTTAAATATAAATAAGCTAGCTCATACTTATCTAATGCTTTAAGTTCAGCAACTGAATACTTTTCTAAGTTTTTCATTCTTCTATAACTCCATATGCAATAATATCGCCAGCATTACCTTGATGCTTCCAATCGATTAAATCACGGTTATCCTCTACACCACGTACTAAAGGTCCACCAATCTCTTCAGGCCAAACATTGAATGCTCGAAATTTAATATAATAAGTGGCACCTATAGGAACAGGATTTTTATTAATTACACCTTTCCACTCATACCACACTACATTTTCTGGTACTTCTTTTCCATCATAAGTCTTCATTTTTTAATTTTCCTTTACTTCTTTAATATCTATTAGAACAGAGTTAGTATTGTAATGAAAATCAATATTAATATTTATCTTTTCTTCAAGACCAGCTTTTATTGCTTGATTAATAATAACACCAATCTCATCATATTCTAACTTACCAGTAAAAGTTTCTTTCAGGGCATCGTCTTGCATGCTATTTTCCTTCTAGCTGTTTTTTATATATTTCACGCTGAACGGCACGGTCGTAGTATAGTTTAAACGCAAGATTCTGCCCACGCTCCCATTCTTTATCATTCCAGCCAACAGGGGGAAAGGGATTAGATAGCACACCATTTTGAAAATCTTTAAACCCTTGATCAAATGCTTTTTTATTAATATGATGCATATATATACCTCCATTATAAATATTAGGCGGTGGTATAAAAGGTTCTAATTAAGTATGTCAGGAATTAATTCTAAATCAGATTCTTTCATAAGCCCTAATATATTAGCTTTTGTTTTAACTTCATAGACTACACTAGAACCCAATAGAAATTTAGTAATAGGCTGTTCTGCTAAGTGTTTAATATCTTCTGTAACCTCTACTATTGTTCCTTTAGCCCAATCTGAAGTAGATGAAAACCCATCAGTAGTAATCATAACATGATCACCCGGTTTAAACTTTTTTTCCATTTTAATTAATAACCTCTATTTCATCTTCAAACATAATACTAAATTCTCCATACGAAGACGTAACCGAGTAAGCATGATTATTCGTATGTATAGGTTCAAATAATGCGATAAATTCTGCTTCCTCTTTGTCTACAGTACTGTTAATCGTAACTTTATCTCCTTTACTAAAACCCTGATGGCCCATATGATCAATAAGAATTATAACTTTCGCTCCATTTTCAAACTTATGCATCTTTTACAACCTCATTTTCAAGTTCATATTCAAAGACAATGCCAAAATTATTCTTATTTTCAAGGTCACTTCCAAGAAACTTTGTAGGGATAACAGTGTAGGCTGGCCTATTATAAAGCAATGAGCAAAGAGTAGAACGATCATCCTGCCTAATTTTAACTGTTACGCCCTTTTCAAAATCTTCACCAAGGTCTGTAGCAATGGTTACAACATCACCATCTTTAAATTTGTACTGCATTTTTAAATCCTTTTTTGTAAAAAAAAAACGCCCTAACAGAAGTCGTGTTAATGAAGTTTCATTTCATTGTTTATCAACTGTTAGAGCGTTAAAGTTAAGTTTTAGTACCAAATGTGGGCAGGCTTGATGTTCGCCGATCATCCGTCGAATGACACAGGCTGGCCCTGCCAGACCATTGGGTTGAGAGCTACCCTAGCTTAAAGCTAAGCCTATGTCAAGTAAATTAAGCCCCGTATTCCTGCCTTATCCAGCGAGCAAAAGCTTTCAATTGCTCAGGAGTAGCATTAGACTTCATCTGGTTTGCCAATTGACTAATAACCCATACATTATCTTTTGTATAACCTTTTGTGTTATCTTTACGGTCAATAGATGGAGAGTTTGATCTTCCACCAACATACCCAGTATTTACTTGTAATTCAATACCTAGTATCGGACAATATTGAGAAATAGTTATTTCATCTGCTGATAAATCAACAACTATACTTTGTTTTTTTGCTCTTTCTTTTGCTCTCTTTAATAATAAATTTTTATTATTCATTAAACGCCGCAACTTCCGCCACGTTGACTTATATCACAAATATCATGAGTCATTACAGATTCCTCAAATTCTTCACCAAGCTTGCTAACAGCTTCCTTATAAAGAACTGGTGTTAAGGGTTGTCCCCCTCTTGAGCCATCTGCATATACAGTAAATCCTCTAAGTCTATGAGCATATTTAGCTAATGTATTGGTAAATGCTTCTACAGTGTCTTCATTATTTAGTTCTGTTCCCCAAGCTGGTAGATTAATAGTAGAAGAAATAGACATATCTACATAATCCTGAATATCAGCTTGGAATTTAATACGTCTCTCATAATCATTTGCAAGATCAAGAGCACTTTCTACATTATTCGGATTAACACCGTAAAGTTCAATAAGTTCTTCAGCAGCACTATCTACTACATACTGATACTTCCATTTAGTTCCTTCAGTTAAATAACGACGCTTGTAAGCAACGCTAAAGACAGGCTCAATCCCGGTAGTAGTCCCAGCAAGAATGCCAATACTTCCGGTTGGGGCGATAGCACGATTAGCAACAGGAGTAGAAACATTAAGCTGTTTAGAAAATTGCCTAGAAACACTATTAGATTGGCTTTTATAGGCTTCCAACCATCTATGTAATTCTGGTGTGACCTCATATTTTTGTCCCTTCTTAATCAACCATTCATGAATCCCCATTAACCCTAAACCAAGTCTTCTGTTCTTTTCTCTAACTTTATATACTTTTTCATAAGGAAGATCAGCTTTTAATGTACCAAGTAACAAAAATTTGATTGATAGTTCAATTACATCCATAAATTCTTGTAAAGAATCAATACGACCAAGATTAATACTACCCAAATTACACACATCACTATCATCTTCACTAGTGACTTCATTACATGCATTCCTTAAAGTTTCTTGTTCTTTGTCAAAGAAGTTAAAACTAAATCCGGGTTCTGCTGTTTCAAGGGCTTGCCTAACATTACGTCTAAATACACTCCCAACATCACCAGTATTCCAATAATTCATTAACCATTCAGTGTCATAATTAACACTGATATTAGTCATATCTAATGGTGCTTTGAAGTTAAAATCTTGTTGCTTGATTTCCCATAAAGACAAGCCAGTATTGCCTACTGGCATATTCTTCCAATCTTTAGCTTCCAAAAAGTCAAAAATATCATCGTGTTTCCAGTTTAACGAGGCGTAGATAGCAGATCGTCTTGATCCACCTTGCATAACATATCTACCAATGTCATTGATCATTTCCATCTTTGGAATTGGACCAGATGATACACCGCCAGTCTGACTTAAGTGTTTATTCTTACCACGATAAACAGAGTAGTCATTCCCAATACCGCCTCCTACCATTAAACAGGATTCAGACTTCCATGATAAATCTGCCCAATCTTCTCTGGTATCTTCTAATGATTTAAGCAGAAAACAGTTGTTATAGAACTTCTTCTTTCTGCCAGCATAGTATAAATATCTACCACCCGGTATAAACTTTAAATCCGTTATATATTGAGTTAATTGTTGTTTTTCATCTTGAGTCAAATAACCACTACTATCCACATCATTAACTAATGTGTGGGCTAATGCTTGCCATGTTTCTGCGCCTTCATGTTTATATTTATTACGGAAGATCGTTTCTGAAAACTCACTCCTAAACATTGGGTTTTCATTACTACGATACCTCATTTACATCCTTTTTATTTAATATTAAAGTGTTCACAATTTCTGATGCTAGCAGAGTTACTATTCTATAAAGATTCATAACCATCCGACAACTGCACCAATAAATGGTATTGGTATTCCAATAAGTCGGACTATAAACCAAGTGCTAATGTCGCCTCCAAGTAAAGCAATAAACTTAACTAGATTCATAACCCAACCAATAAAACTAACTGAAAGTAGAATAATCATAAATACAACGTAACCTAGGCCTAAATACTCATATATATTCATCTATTATCTCCACTTCCTCCTAATACACCACGTTTTTTCCTATCTTCCAATTTAATTAAATTGTTTTCTGCTATTTCTCCTAGACTTAAACCCATAGCTTCAGCTGTTTGAGCCACGTACCATAGCAAATCCCCTAATTCACTACCAATAGCAGCATGATCTATAATAATATTAGGATCACGGAATATTTTTTTAATCTTTCCTTGAACTTCCCCAGCTTCACCTAAACCTAAACCAAGATACATTAAGCCATCCAAAGTACCTTTACCGGGATATATAGCTGTATCATTGGTCATCGCTTGATAGTCATTGAATGTTAAGGTAGATACAATAGGAATTCCTGCAATTTGTTTTCTCATATTAATCGTTGACATTTTTTTCTATAGCCTCGTCATACATTCTAATTAAATTTACGTGTCTTTCACTTTGAGCCCAATCAAATAACTCTTTACGTTCTTTCTGTGAGAATAAAGTTGGTAAGGGTATAGCAGGCCATTGATCTTTTCCTTTTTGATCTGCCCATATATTTCTACGTTCAATATCAAGAGCTAACAAATCACATACTTTTCTATTTTCATAGATTTCATATGTGAATGGAGTATTAATTACCCATAATTTATCATACACAACTCTTTCAACTCCATGCTCATAGTCTTTAAATTGTGGGCCAAAGAGGTACTTTAACGGAGTTGCAATATCGCCTGTATAAGCTTCTGGAAAATCATGTATTTTAACATCTAGTTCGAGAACATAATCATCAGGGTAAATCATGCTTCTAATACGATCAGAAAGTTTAAGATGTTGTGCTACAGTAAGTGGCTCTTTATCTTTAAAGTGGCCAGTGAATCTATAAATATAATTCAAAGCTCTATTTATATCATTAAGATCAATATCATCTGTAGTTAGATTACCTAGGTCAATATACTTACCGGATGATAATCTTTTAGTATGCACATTTCTTGTCATTATTATTTTACCATTAATCCTATGTCTTTAGTATTTTGTTGAATATCGGCTTTTAAGTCTTCAATAAGCTCAGCTTGCTCAAGAATAATTAGTCTAAGAAGCTGCTCATTACGACTAAGAGTCGCTGGTAAGGTAGCTCTCAACTGTTCCAACTGGGTTTGATATACTGATTTCATTTTTTAATCTATCATCTTTTCCAACACCGCGTTCTTCATAAGCAATAAGGAATGCTAAACAACACCCGGCATGCCATAAGTGAGAACGCCCCGTTTCCATGTCTAAATCACCAAATACAAAGTTTTTAGTAACCGGGCCTTGTCCACCCCACCATGCCCACATATGTCGCATAAGAGCCCCAAATACGCGCCCCCATTTCATACCTAATTCCCAATTACGCTCAGTATATTTTTTTGCACCAAAAGTTAGAATATCAGCTACAGCAAATAGTAATTCAGGAGGTAACAAGTCCATTCTAACTTTTTCTTTATCGTCTTTGCGACCAACAACATCAACCATTTTTTTGCTTCATTAATTTAAAAAAGTGTTCCATATCAACTACTACTAATGCCTTCCTTCTATTAGCTCTAATAATTAAAAGAGGTTCAGTACCTTCTTTAGTGTTTTTAACTGCTTGATCATACATAGTATAAAGTTGCAATTTAGCTCGCATTTTTGCTTCAATAGAGTATGGTATTTTTTTATTAGCGTGAGTAGAAAACAAAATATCAACACCAGAAGCCCCCATTGAAGTACTTCTTATATCTTGATCTGTTAAATCTGGATAAAGTTCGAGAAGATAATCACGAATAAGTTTTTGTAGGTTTCTACCCTTCGCTTTGGCTGATTGAGTAGTAATAGCCATTAAGTTAAAATATTCGCCTTAATCACATCTACAACATGCAATATTTCTTCATCTATAATATCTTCATATTCACCATTTAGATAAGCTTCAATTGCTTCTTCTTCAGTTAAATATTCATAAAACACAACATTTAATGCTCTTGTTTCTACTGCTTCTATACGCCAAAAATTTGAGACACGTACTTTAGACATTATTAAACTCCTTCTCGTATTGATATAGCATCATAAGGTGGAATACGACCCATATTTACTTCTTCATAAAAATACTCAATAGCATCTTTTTCTGAATTAGCAGCAATAAGTACTTCTCTAAATGGGCCGTAATCACCATGATGCAAAGTTATAGTGTAGATTTTATCACGTATTCTAAATGGTTTACCCATTAGTTTCATCATACTCTGAATACCAAATCATTGCTCTATTTTGAGCTTCAGACTTAGCTCGTGGTTTAAGAACAGCATCTGGCCAACAATCTTTCATAAATTGGCAGAAGGTACAGATTTTAGGAAGTACTAAATTCCCGGTTGGTATCTTTCTAAATACCTCTTCTTCCTCCTTAAAGCCGCGTTTAAACGGCATGTTGTTGGCCAGTACCTGTTCAGTGAAATGGACATTCTCTTCAATTTCTTTTATTTGTGATTTAGTTGGAGTAGCTCGAACTACTTTAACTTCACCTGAAGATTTATCTGTAACAATCCATCCACCCATAGGTCTATTCGAAGCTTTAGCATAACCCCATAATTGAGCTACATAACCAAACGTATCACCTGAATAGACACCTTCCCAACCATAGGCCCATTTATTAACAAAAGCCCATGGTGCAGAAGACTTTATATCCCAAACTTCACCGTCAATTTCTACATCATCTTCGCCCTTAATTTCTGTATTATTAACCATCATAGACACCTTAGTCTTTTGATTGGTCATATTAATACCAGAAGCACGGATGATTAGAATCATAGCAGCTTCAACCGCATCACCAATAATCATTCTCATGACGTGATTATACGGCATTCTATTTTTTGGTGCTTTGGAATTTTCTTTTTGCAACTGACAAAGAGGTTTGCCAATATTCGACATTCTAAGTCTAAATTCTTGGGCGGCTCTACCAGATTGCTTATAAAGGGCAGCTTTAAAGGCTTCTGCTGCTTCCTCTATCCATTCGTCTTTAATATCAACAGGCTCGTCATTTGAAAGCCTATCGAGAGTCATATGTATAGCTGTTTCTAAAGAGTCAAATTTTGAAATCATTAAATAATAAAACTAACCTTTCTAAGTTTAAATGCCTTTATTAATTAAACTTTAGAAAGGACTATCATCTTCCATATCAGTTGATAATGGTGTTACATCTACTGCATTAGCCGCAGCAACATCTGACGACAATTCATTACGTGCTTCTACAGCCGCATAATACTTTTTATCTATTTCAAGATTAGTTTCATTAATACGAACTTGAAGAGCCTTAACGGTTTCAAAAAGTTCCGAAGTAAATTGAAGCTTTTCAGCAAAGTCAGCTTCAAAATGCACTACATAATAAGTAGCAGCACTCTTTGGGTCTTGCTTATGTTTTGTTACACCAAGTTTTAAATCAAAGTCCCAAATCAAAGTTCCTTTAGGCATTAGCTTAATATACTCTTCTTGAAATGGAGAGAAATTACTTCCCTTACCACGATAAGAACAAAGCACGTTTTCTACTTTAACTAGTTTACCATCAAAGTCTACACCATCATAAGATACTAATCCATCAACACTACGATAAAGTGTTACATCCTCAAATTGCTTTTTAAGGACAGGATTGTCTTTTAAGGTTTTTGATTGAGGCTTTCCACAGCGTACGGTTCCACTTTCGTCTCTAGCTTCTTCACTAAAACTGGTGAAGAACACACTACGATTAGTAACCTTTTTTTCAACATCATTGTATTTAATATATTGAAAGTTGTGCAGAAGAGGACGAAATACTACATTTTTTGCAAATGATTGTACTTCTTGCCCTGAAAGAGTAAATAAGCCGGGCTTTGCTTCTTTTTTAACACCATTAACATCAATTTCATCTAAATAATTAATCTTTAGTTGTGGTAGAAAATCACCACCACCTTGTAAATCTTCTGATGAAACTCTTGTTCTAGCTATAAAGTCATTTAATTCGTCTTGATTAATTATTGATAATTCTGTGCTCATTATTTAGTTATTGTTTCCCTTTTATTATTAATAAATTTGTCTATAAAAATTCCGCGTTTAAACGAACCCCTCTAATGTCGGCCATACTTTTGTTCTAGGAAATCTACTGACAGCTTACGAGCAAAAAGTATTTTTTGGATATTTCTTTCCTTTAACTTTATGCTAGGTATCTGGGTTTCGTTTCTAGCCACAATTTCGGCTAGTGGCAAGTCCGTCTAAACGCGGAGAGTGTATAATACACCCTTTGGTAGAAAAATCAACCTAAAAGAGGCGGTTTGATAGGATAAATTATCACCACCCATTCTGTGCTACCTTGGCCTTTAGGTTCTTTGCACTTTCTGCAAAAAAGTTCCTGCTCAAGGTTCGGGCCGTTCATATATGTACTTCTTGCATATTCATCCAATCTAAACCTTGACTTGTTTCTGACTTCAATGGAAGAATCATTTCATAATTCCAACGTTCTTTAATTTCTATTGGACATTCTTCTGTAGCCCATTTTAACACATCAGCTACTATAGCTTTTTCACTAGGATGAGTGTCAGCCACAATACTATCATGGACAGTGAGGATAAGAACAGACTGTAGATTAAGTTCTCTGAACTTTCGTAGAGCCCTAATACAAGCCAAAGGAACAATATCACCTGTAGCAAAACCTTGGACTGGATAGTTAACAATGTTTGTCGCATTAGTAGTTCTCCCACTTCTTAATCGTCTAGTATCTGGAAACATATATTCTCTACCAGATGGCGTCCTAATTTTACCATCTTTTAAGACAGCATCCATTTGTTCCTGTTGCCATTCACCATGCCTTACATAAATATTAAAGAATTCTTTAAAATATTTCTTAATATGCTCAGGTTCATTCGCCCCTTGACCACCATAAAGTGGAGCAAAAGTATATGGCTTTACTTCATTGCGGATATGTTTATGATCACTGTCTTTCCAATTTATAGTCGGATCAGGTTCTTGTTTAACAATAGCAGCAGTTTGTCCATGAATATCTTTACCACCTAAAATATCAGCAATGATTTGAGGATCACGCGATAATTCACCAGCAACAACAAATTCAAGACCACTAAAGTCACATTCAGTAATTACACCATTTTTAAATCGACTTATAACACATGATCTAATTGGGAATTTCTTTTCTTTAGGTTGATTTTGAAAATTAGGATGACTTGACGACAATCTTCCAGTACGTGCTACAGTTTGATTAAACCAGGCATGTAACAAGCCATCAGCCCGTACCCAGCGTTTAATTCCACCAACAAAAGAATTAAGATAGGTGTTAACCGCGTTTAAACGCTTCTTCTTTTTCAGGAATAGAATTGCCTGTTCTTTGCCTTGCTGCTCAGCTTGAGCTATAAGACGGTCTATCTGTTCCTTAGCAACAGCAAACCCGTGTACTGAGGCATCCTGAGGCCCTTCAGGCACTAATCTGAGGCCAGCAACCGCTGGAGTTTCCGTTAAAGTAAACCCAAGCCCATTACAAATATGGCATTCAGTCTCTTTTTTCCAAGGACTGCCATCATTTTTTATTTTTCGTATTTTTCCTTTACCATGACACGTAGTGCAATGATGCGCTGTTGTTTTTTTAACTATTTTTGTAGTTGTCCGCACAGCTTGAGCAAATTGGCCCTCAGTCATATAAGGAGGATACTGAGGTTTCCCGTTTATTTTACCTAGTTTAAATACTTCTTTATGAAGTTCACGATTAACAACTACACGACTATAGACAATTTTTGAAATATCTAATGGACTAGTTAAACTAAATGGAGTATCACCCATTACACTACTAGCAATACTAGTAAGATCGTTTTCTAATTGGGCTAATTCATTTTTATATTCTTCTTCAAGCTTATCTAGTATATCCACATCAATCATAATACCGTTCTTCTCAATTTCCACTAAGAACAGGAGCATTTCATTCATTAATTCTACAACAGTAAATAAAGATTGATTTTCCTCCCGCTTCCAATCTTTTTGTTGTTCTAAGAAAATTTCAGAAGTTGATAATACATCAGCATCAGCATATTCCATGACAATTGGCAGCGGCATAGCTTCAAAGCCAATACCCTGCTTAAACATATCCTCAACTAATTCGGATTTTTTATGGGTTACATTGCGGCGAATTGCTGTAGTTTCTAGACTTAAAGAGGTTCTAACGCCTCTTGCTAGAATATACTCACCAACCATAGTATCATAAACTTTAAGATCAGATTTAAACTTAAAACCTGCTTCCATAAGCCACATAAGATCATATTTTAAATTATGACCAACGATTAAATCAGCCAAATTAATAGTATCTTGTAAGCTATAAGGACTATCGGACACTAATTTATTGTTGTTATCAACATAATCATTATGATAAAAAATACTACTATTATTACATCCAATAACTCCATTCTGAATTTTTCTCCAATTAACAGAGACTAATTTATTCTTTGGATTATACGGACTATTGTCTATTACCTTTGTTATTTTACCTGTTTCTTCGTCTTCTTCTTCAACGAATTGAACAGTAGTTTCTACATCAAGAACTAATATATTCATATTCTATTATTTTAAGCCATCTAGTTCTAAGTCTAAAGCTGCAATTTCTTCTTTTAATATTCTAATAACATCATGCTTTTGTTCACGAAGTTGTCTCTTCATAATAATTTGTGTCTCTTTAATAGCCGACAACATAGCTGGTAAACTAACCGCCATTTGGCTAACTTCTTCAAATGTTAAACTAAAAACTATTTGACTTTGTTTCCCTTTATCGATAAAGTTTAACACACCATTTGCATTAACCAGCATTGAAAGCTTTTGGCTAA